GTTTCCCAGTCACGATCGCCATGCGATCTTCAAATGCCCAACAGATTGCCACAGGTTTGTTGGTTTTCTTTTGATGCTTCTGTAAATCTACAAGTTTGCGTATAGCTACCTGCACAGTTAATCTATCATCTATATTTCTATTAGGACAACCCTTAACTTCCAACGAGCCTACAACAAACCCTTTCTTATTCTTTAGGTCATAATCAACAGAAGCAAAATCGCCCCTGTCAATAGATATAAGGTCAAATGCGTGACAAAATAAGTCACTTGCTTTCTTTTGCCTTTCTATGTCTTTAGCAGTTTCATACCTCATCAGATTCCTTATATTTTAAGTATTCATAAATCCTTGCCTTGCTCAAATTTAGCTTATTTGCAATGTCCTCAACAGAATGACCTATGCTTTTCAAATGCTTACAATGTTCAGCAGTTGCAATAGTTTCTATCTTAACTAACTTTGTGTGTTCTTTTTGTTTACTATTCCAATTCATTTTGTTGTCTTATGGTTATCATCTATATCAATAATAGAATGTGTGTATGGACATAAGTCCTTAATCTTACGTATATTGGCTCTTATCTCCTTTCTAATGGATTCAATCTCGGTTTTGGTGCTATCTATGCCGAGAGATGCGTTGAGGGTAGCATTGGCTTCTAATAGCTTATCCACCCTCGACACATACTTTCTTTTAGTATTCGATTTCACAATCAAATGCTTTGATTAACATTCTTACCTTAAAAGGGTAAGTCTGACTCGTTTACAGTTTCAGCAGGTTTCTCTGTCTTTGCACCACCGACATTGATTGCCCAAGCTAATATGTTATTGTAATAGTTACCTTCATACAGACGACCTCTGATGTCTATCTTACAAGTAACTTCCGCTCCAATCTTGATAGTTCCTAGCTTATCAATATTGTCTTTTACCACTTCCATCTTGATTGATTGAGGATAATCGCCACCTGTATTAACTACAAATTCTCTTTTCTTGAAGCCACTCTTAAATTCTTTTGTATCAAAGATTGCTTCTAACGTTCCATTAATTTCCATTGTCTAATAATTTTAATTCATTTTCTATTTGTTCAAGCCTGTCATCTAGCAGGTCTTTTTCTTTTTTTAAGAGGTCAAGTTCCTCTGATAGTGTTACTTCACTATTTTGCTGAAACACATAATCTCTAACTTTAATGTAGTTTATAACTTCCATCTTATCAAACTCCAAAAAGTTTTTCATTTGTGTTATGTGGTGTATGACTGTGGCGTGATTCATACTAAATGTTTTAGCTATGCTCATATAGGTTTCGCCATAATGTTTGCGCAGAAAATACAGCACCATTCGCCTTGCACTTATGATTTCCCTCTTTCTGCTTAGGCTAAATAGTTCATTCTCATTCACACCATAAATAGAGCATACTGCTTTATTTAATGCTTCCCTTCTCTCAATACTATTTAACATAGTTTATCATATTTAAAAGTTCAACATCTCCAACTTCCTGTTCTTTAAACTCATCAGCATCAGCCAATAGTTGTAAGTGCTTGAGCCTTAGCATTGTAGGGTTCTCTAGGTATTTAGTTACGCTAGTACCTTTTAATCCTGTTACTTCACTAAATCTACGCTTAGTCATTCCTGTGATTCTTACGAATTTCTCAAACTCGTTATTTGCTATCTTTGTCATAATTATTTATATTCTACGATTTCTAATTCTATTCCAAACTCTACTTTGTAGGTTTCTTTTATTCTGTCGTTAGGTTCTTTCATATACATATCTATGAAAGATTTTAATATTCCTATCGGCTTCTTGCCATCAGAAAGTTTACCTATCTGATTTCTAGTGATTGAGAGTATTGCACCCTCTTTAGTCATTGCGTGTTTTCTTATTGCCATATCCTTAAATTAATTGTCTATTATCATAATTAGTTAGCATTTCCATAATAATCTCCTGCCCACTCATCTTCTACATAATATAAATCAGTTCCATAGTGCTCTTCTGCCCACATATCTGTTTCAGGATGACCTGTACCCCAACCTGTTCTAACCATCATCGCTTTGTCCCATTCTTCAGAAGCTATATCACCGCTGAATGGATTATAATAAGGGTCAAGCATTTTATCAGCAAGTTCCTGTCTAGAACAAGAAATGTATGTAGATTCCCCTAAAATTAAATTTAGTTGCTCTCTGTTTTTCTCTATAGAATACGAAGGATTATCATCTATTCTTGATATTCTCATACCAAAAAGATTTTTAGGATTATTATTTTTAAGCATATTTAGTATATTTAATAGGTGTCTATCACCTAAATCTTCTACTGCTATTTTATTTCCGTTTTTTGTTGTCCAATAATTCATTTGAATATTTTATTAAATTGTTCTCTAGGGTCTTTTGGTATGTAATCTTCTTTTAGCTTACCGATTAACTCGTATGCTTCTTGATAGGTTAAATGTAAAAGACCGTTTTCTATATCTCTAATGTCATCTTGTTCGTAGGGAACGCTTGTTAGCAAACCCTCAATAACAGCTATCTGCGTGTTACTGATAGGTTCACTAGCAAGTATTTCATCTATCCAATCCATTAGTCAGCCATTTCATCTTGACCATATACACCCTGCTCATAAAACCCTGTAAGCATTAGTACTGCTCTTGACTTGGCACGTTTCTCTGCCATAGCCACAGGAAACTTACCTGCAAGACCCATAGTGTTTTCTTTAGAACATTCGCCAAAAGATTCTACTCTGCGTTGATTCTCTGACATTTCTGCAACACATCTAAGCACAACCCACTCTCGTTCCATAATGATTGGCTCATAGGCTATCTTAATCCCTCTATTGCTGATAATCTTATCAATTCCCGTTCGTGTGATAATAACAAACCCTCGTTTATCTTTATACACATCTTCCTGTACTAGACCATTCTCTGTGAATAGTCTGCGTAAACTTTCTTTCTTAGTTTCTGTTTTAATTTCTACTGACATAATAATATTTATTAAAGGTTATTGATTAGTGTTCTAAATTCTTTTAAGCTATCTATTGCTGATGTTCTTGCACATATTCTGCCATCATACCATTCTTTTAGATTGTTGTTATCCATAAAGTCAACCTGTGACTTCTCATCGCTAGATAATAAGGTTTCAAATAATGATATTTTACTTTCTAAATAAAAAAGCACATCGCCTTTCTTTACCATTTCTACTTTTAATTCTTGTGACATAATAGTTTTGTTTTAATTAATAACTTCGACAAAGTTAGTAAATAAATTCAAACTACCAAAAATAATTTAATAAAAATATAAAAAAAGTTTACTTTACTAGAGTGCAGATTATTCTTCTCCCAAGTGCATTGGGTAAGTAATTGGTAGTGTTCCGTTGTCTAAAACAACACCACAAGCAATTATAGAACGCTTAGTAAAGTTCTTTGCATATGCGAGTGCATACTGATTTGTGTTAGTTACACCACAACCTACCTGCATAGCAAAGTGTCTAGCAGTCTTAGTGCAATGCCAAGATACAGAACATTCCGTATGTATATGACCCTGTACTACTGATTTACCCCAATTTACCATTCTGTTGTGCGCACCTCTTGCTCCACTACTACCCGTTCCGTGTGTATAGATAACACCATCTTGCTCAAAGCTATCGTCAAATGTCCAAGTAGGCACTTGTAAGGCTTCTGAAAGGTCTTTAAGCCATCTTTGTGATATTCCCATAGCTACCGCCTTACGAGATATTATAGCATCGTGATTACCGATACATACCCTTGCATTAGGAAAGGCATCGTGCCAAACCTTTAGCTGATTTATAGCTCTATCTAGTTCTTCTCCTGCACCAAATCCATCGGGGTGTGTTTCGTGGAATGAGGAAAAATGTGAGTCAATTAAATCTCCGATGAAGATTACATCGTTGCAGTTATTCTTTTCATAGACTTCTAAGCAATGCTCTAGGTATGAGCCACCATCGTTACATTGTCCTTTGATAAATGGAGCGTGTAAATCTCCTATGATAAGTACGTTACGAGTTTCTTTTTCTCTCATCTTTTGTATGATGTCGTACTCCGATTCGGTTAGTCTAGGTCTGTATTGTTTCATATGTGTATGTTTTTGCAATTATACGAAAAAAAGTATATAAAAACAAATGGAGTGCCGAAGCACCCCACTTGAAAACTAAAACAAAATCTAATCACATCATACAGACGTATGTGCAAATATAGTAAAAAAGAAGTAAGTTAAAAGTTATTTCTTAATTTTTTCGTACGACCTTCCGCCAAAGTATGCTCCAAAGCAAGTGATAGCTAGTATTTGCCATAGGTCAATCCAAGAATCTTTGATATTCATATCTACATATCCAAAGTCAACGAGAGTAAATACAGTAAGCACAAGTAGCAGGAACGCTAGTGATAGTGGTCGTATAGACCTAGTAAGCCAATTACCATTCATATCAGCTTCCCAACGCTTAGTTACCTCAACCTGCATCTTCTGTTCGTACTCCAACACTATCTTATTTATTTCAGCCTTTACAAGTTCTTTTTCTTCTGCTGA